AGAACTTTTTTATTAGCTTTTACAAGTCTATTTTGAACCCCATTACTAAAGCGATTTAAGTCAATAGCGTTCCGATACAGAATCGCTGGTGTGCCTTCTTTCTTTATTTGCGGGGCCATTTATCACTCTTCAACTTGTACTGTTTCTTCTTTTTCCTTCTTCTCAGGTGGCTCCATTTCAATTAATCCTGCTACCTGTGTTGCTTCAACTTCTTCTTCAACGTCAAACTCATCAGGTAATACATTGCCCTCGGCCAACATCTTTAGCAAGCTTTCTTGGCTGATTGTATTTGCTGTATAAAGTTGAAGAACGCTATTGATCTCTTGAGGATCTAAACGAGATGCTAAGAAATCACGATTGACATAAGAACTACCCGCCTCAACGCCTAAATAATCAGCATGAAAACGCAAACTATTATCAATTAAATCCTGAACTTGCTGCGCGATATAAAGCATCGTGGCATCTGATTGACTCCTATCAATGGCTTTAGAAGTAGCCGTCTCGCTGCCGAGTTTTTGACCTAATATTGCCGCTAAACCCAATTCATTAATCTGAGATGCTATCTCTTTAAGTCGTTCTTGTTGTGCTGTAAAACTACTACCGCCTGGCTCTATATATTCAATCCTTGCCTCGGCTGGCATCGCAAAAGCTTCTCCTGGTCCAGCACTAATTTCACTATCACTTGGCGGCATCCCAAATATCGAGAGCATTGGGACCGCGCTTATGTGCAAAATATTATCGTAATCGCTCTGTATTTGATAATGCTTCAAATTTAATTCAGCTATATCGCTCATAGGTGGTCTTGATTCCATATATCCAACCTTGTTTGCATAAGCAACAGAGAAAGGAATGTAATCAAGTGATGTTGTTCCCTCTTCATGGATTACCCAATCACTTTTCTCTTTATTTTTACGATGAATTTCAAAATTACCTGGCGTTAATACCCTGATCTGTTGAACTTCTTTTACTCCATACAACCCATCTTCAACTAACACTTGTTCAGCTAATCGAAGCTGTGTTAATTCATCTTTTCCATCTTTCTTTTCTGTTCTCCAACCAATAATGTCCCTTGGTGTGTAAATGCTCCAATATGGACGGCCTTCACCTGTTTCTAAAGATGGACTATCGACAAGGCAGCCAATATGTCCATACCTGAGAAGCTTGCGCGTTAACTCGTAAGTAAAAATAGATATGTCGTTCCCACTAAGGTCTATATCAAATAAATCTTCTCGTATAACGTCAGCAGTGTCATTCAACTGAACAGGTTTACGAGTCAACATTCCCGCCAACATCCTTTCAATTCGTATGAAGTAAGGAGATAAAACACTTCTTGCTAACCGAGCGTCATAACTTAAATCTGATTCGCGTTCTTCTTGTGGAAGATATTTTCGATGCTTACTTCTTATTTCATACGTTCCTTGAACAATCGTTTCAGGCAGAATCCAATGCGGCTCTTGATTCAACCATTGCTGGTTAGGATCAGATACCTTATTAACTTTTGCTTCCGCAATACCTCTATAAGTTCTATATCCACTGTATGCACTGAAAGCCACGGCGTTAAATCCTCTTTAATAGATTCTAATTCCTGTTCTGCTACCCGCACGGGCGTACAGAATAGAGAACTCACGATATACACAGTATCCTAATGCGTCATTAGTGTGATCGAAACCTGTATTTTTACATGGAAGTTGTGTTTTTTCATCCCATGATTGAAGTTCAAGGCACTCAATCACCCTTCTGCAACGGGAGCTAACCTCCAAGCGTGATTCCCCTTTGGAGTTACAGAGAAGATTTTGCAAAGTCTGGACTCGATCTTTGATTGCGGGGTTCGCTCGCGGCGACATGTTTTCAAAGCCGTAAGATTGGAGTATGGATATATCTGTCCTAGAGGCGTTTGCGTTGGTTGAGCGTTGCGAGCCTGAAGCATCTGGAAATACCTGAATTTTACGATTGGGATAACGCCTAACGATTTCCTGCGCGAGCGCGTCAGTATCGTGAGATTTAACGATTTCATCTATTATGACGAGCTTATTTCCGTCCCGCACACATACAACAGCGTTTGTATTATCTACGTTGAAATCTATACCTATTTTCAATATTTCCTGACTGTAATCAGGCAAATTATCCTTAACGTGAATCTCCCTAGAGAACCGATCATAAACTTGACCTGTTGTTAAATTGACGAACTGCCCTTCTAAATAAGCCTTGATTAATTGCTCAGAATAATTCTGTTGCAAAGAAGGAATAAACGTATCAGGCAAATAAGGATTATCCATAGTCCGCGCTCTTATTAATGCGGTGTCTTCTGTTGCTTCTTTATCAAATGTATGAAACGCCCAACCATAACCCTCTGGAGTTGTGGCAGCACAGAATTGTTGATTATTACCTGATCTCAATCTTGCCAGTGCCATATTCATGGCATTTGTTGCCTCACCCATAGGAATAGTATCTGCCTCATCAAAAAGTGCTGCACAGAGATTTTGTCCTCTCAAGCGTTGATAAGTAAGAATTGTTCTTAGCAAAACAGTATGATTTCCTTCTTTAAAATGAAGCTGACATTCAGGCATCGGCGATGCCCTATAGGTGAAAGGAATCTCCCATTGATCCAATAAGTCAATTAAAGATCTATAAAGAACGTCTCTTAACATGACATTGGTCGGTTCAAAGATAGCCGAAACAAATCCAACATTATCCGCCGCAATCATTCCTAATTTTGCGATTAGAGCATGTGTTTTTCCTGCACCAAAACCACAAACAAGTCCAAGCTTTCTTGATTCAGTATTCAGGCAGAACTTCTCCTGGTGCGGTAAGAGTCCTTCAAGTATTCGCGCCTTAACTTCTTTCGCAGTTGGCAAACTGTTAATAGAAGATTGATAAGCAAAAGCCGTAAGCGGTTCGTTATTACATATTCCAGCAATTAATGAAGTCAACTTAACTCAAACCTCAACAACCGAGCTTGTAATTCCACAGCACGGAGGGCCGCTTGATGATTACCACGTTTTGCAGATTGAGCTTCGTAATTTTGTAAACGAGATAAGGCGGATAGGAGCCACTGTGGCCGCTCCAATTCTGCATCTAATTGTTGAAGTTTACGAGCGCGAGCAATATAGTTTTCTGCCATGCGTAATTTGACATTATAATTTTCCGCACAGTACTGAACGACTTGAGTTTTACTGTGACCATTAATTAATAAGTTGTAGACAGAATTAACCCTGCAATCAATTTCTCTGTCTGTTGCTTTTTTAGCCATAAGCAAAATATAACTCATTCATTAGACAAAGGCTTAAGGTCAGCTTCTTCTGCTGTGCTGAGTATATCTGCAATTCGTACCAAATATTGAGTTAAACCAGAGACAACTTCAGGGTCTACTCGTTCACCATCATCAAGGGCATTATCCAAGATTGCATCCGCAACATGTTCGGACTGAGCGAGGAGAAGAATAAGACGATCAATAACGGGTTGATTCTTTTTTGAGACGTGCATGAGACAGAAATGAGACTGAATAGTGTTCCCACGTTCCCACGTGTTCCTACCTTTCTTACAAACTTACCTAAGCTATATATATACCCCATATATACCTATTTCTATATTTATATATAAAACATAGGGAACAAAGGGAACATATAGTAAGAAGGTAGTTACTAAGTGGTTTTTAAGCGTTCCCAGTAGTGGGAACAAGGTGGGAACAGGTGGGAACTTTAGGAGTTTGGAGGGTTCCAAACCCATTTAGGTGTTCCCTCCACTCTTTTTTTCTTTCTCTCATATTTCAGGCTTTTGAGAATAGATGAGACGGTCATAGTGTCAGATTTTGTTTGTCGTTCTACTGGCTTTTCGATGGCATCGGTCAAGAGTAATTCAATAGTTACGTCTTTAATTTGATTCGTAGGATTATTTAGCCATTGGTTAATAACGGTTAGCCAAGGTGAGTCAACCATGTATCCAAGGTTCTCTTTTTCAATTTGATTTTCTTGTTCAAAGGTTAGGAAATGTGATTCTTTATTTTTCCAAGCGGCAACACTAGCCGACCAAATGGCATCACGTTCTAATTGAAGTGAATCAAGGTCAATTGATGTAGCGGTGCAAGGAACAACATGAAAACGGCGGTTTCCAGTGTCATCAAATAACAAACCTGATTCTTTATTAGAGGAACCAACGATGATGCCAGAACGCGGCCATTCTTCTACAGCTTTACCGTAAGGAACGCGTAAGAAATCTGTAGCGCGAGATAAAAAAGATTTAATATGACCAGCATGTTTTCTAGATGTGATCGAATCTAATTCGGCCCATTCCATTCCCCATGATCTGTGCAAAGTCAATATCGAATCTTTCGAGGAAATATCGTCAAGAGCGTCCGAGAAAAAGGGGCCAAAGAGCGTTTGCCAAAAGGAAGATTTTTTTATCCCCTGCTTCCCCTGAAGAACAGTTGCAGAATCATGTTTACAGCCAGGAAGATATACACGTCTCACGGCGTTTATCAGAGTTACCTTAAGCATTGCATCGTAAATTGTTGGTTCATCAATAGATGCGTCTTGCGGTCTAAGATATGTTGTTGCTAATCGGTCAATGTAAGTAGGTTCAACCTCAGAAGAAACGTGATCTAAATAAAGGCGAACAGGATCATATTTATTTTCATGTGCAACTTTTAAAAGACAATCTATTGCCATTTGCTTTTCAACTTTGTAACCAAGTTCGGCGAGCGTCAAATAAAACAGTTCGATATTTTTTATTACTTCACCGTCCATTTCGATTGAATGTGAAAAAGTATTAAAGCGAATCTCTTGCTTTGACTTTCGTAGGAATGAAATTAATTCTTGTGATGTGAGCTGTTCAAGTTTTGAAGGGATCGGAGTTGTCTCCGTTGTTTCAATAGGAACAACAGAATCAGGAAAAATGCGAGGAGGCGGAGTCCAACCATCTTCTTTAGCAAATTTTTGAAGTGTACCGAGCGAAATACCAGAGCGTTTAAAAGAATCCCATTTCTTTGCACATTCACCTTGTTTATATTTGCTGTTCTTCTGAGATAGTTCTTCCCAATCTCCAAGGAGTGAATCACCTGCGGAATGAGCTGCCATTCCTATTTTTAACCATTGGTCATAGTCATCTATCCGATTGGGGTTAATTGATTGAAGAAGAGAACGGGCTTTGTCGATGTCTGAATTAAAAACCTGAACGGGTACAGTTTTTGATTTCTTCTTTTGATCCATCATCTTTTCGATAATGGCTAACGGTGCTTCTGCTATTTCAAGATCAGCAGGTGAGCGACCATCCATCCAACGGTATCCATCTGTCATTGGATGCTTGCCGCAGACAATTGATTGCATCCCATTCCATCGAAGTTCAAGCTGTTCTACTGATCCGTCTTCATCTTTGACACCTGTTTGGAATTTACGTGTTTTTATTTTCGACCAATATTTTTCTGGGACTTTATAAATTAATTGATAACGACCAACGCGACCAGATGTAACCATCCATGAAGGAGTCAAAGAACCGAGACTCATGCCCCAGTTTTCGGTCAAGATTTTTGAAGCGGATTGACCATCGTGATCAAGGAAAAGAAGACCGCCGCTAGGAGTACCACAGCAAACACCAATACCAGTTGACCGACCTTCAGATATTTCTTTAAAAAGTTGGGAACGGCTTAAAGGATTTTTCTGCCAATCGTTTTGATAGGGGCGTTTATTTTGAACGGCAACGAAACCCCATGACTTCGGTAAACGAAGCAACTCATCTTTAATATCCATTGGTTA